GGAGCGTGTTGAGCAAAAAAGAAAACGAGAAATAGAACTCAAAGAAAAAACGCTTAAAAAAAGAGAAAAAGAGGTTGAATGTCAAAACCTAGGAGAGAAACTAAAACAACTTGAGTTTGAAATTAAAAAACCTTTTTTGAGTTGGATAGAGGAAACATTTGATTTGTCTTCACTCATCAAAGATTTTAAGACGCATATGTTTCTTAAGTTTGCAGTTCCTGAAAACGTGTCTGAGTTTTCTATGTTAAAATTTTACAAAGATGAACTTTGGTTTTCTAGTGAAATTGACAGAATGTTAGAAGAAAAACTTGGTGACGACAAAGAGTTTGTTAAAAAGAAGCAGGAGTATGAAAACGAGTTAATGAAATATGACGAAGAGTTTAAAAAACATAGAGAACTAGTAAAAGAAATTGAAGACTATAACAAACCTAGCTTTAGAACATCAAAAACTTAACAATTAGATGGAGAAATAGCAGAATGACAAAGCAAGAAGTTAGGACACTTTTGCTTAAATCTGCAGGCGGTGAGCATGGAGCATACGTTTTACATTTGTTTGAAGATTTTTTTGGAGAAGAAAAGATGGACACAAATTTTGAAACAGAAGAAATGGATAGGTTTCTGAAGCTAGCCATTGAACTAGCATCTATTAAAACGCATTTAAATTGTTTTAAAAACGATTATAAATAAAAACACGACAAATGTATTGCCTAAGGCACACAGAAGCAATCCTAGGGGCATTTAAAAAGGTTTTTAAAAAATGATACTAAACAAACAAAAAAAGACTCCGGTTTTTATAGGAATAACAGGAACACACTGCGTAGGTAAAACAACCCTCGCTGAAAAATTAACAGCACTTGCAAATGAGAGAGGGCTCAAAGCAATCACACTTGAAGAAGTTGTTCGTAAGGTTGTTGAACTTAATGATCCGAAATTCAAGATTCATGGAGAGCAAACCATATACGCAACCAATCTCATCATTAAAAAACAAATGGAGTATGAGAATGAGTTGCTAACTTCAGATTACGATATTGTTTTCTGCGACAGGACAGTGATAGACCCCCTGTATTACTTTTTTACCATCACAAAGAATGAAAAGAAGTTGAATGACTTTCTGGAAAGTAAAACCGTAGATGGTTTGGAAATATGCAATGTGTTTGATGCCAATCGAGAAATGTTTATGCGATACCAAGATATCATCTACGTAAAACTTGGCACGCATTATGCTTTGCAGGACGATCTGAACAATGATGGCTTCAGAGATACCGATCTGAATTTCAGGCTAAAAGTTCAGGACACTGCAAAGAAAATTTTAAGCACATTAACAGTACGAACACCATTAACACACTACGCTCTCACAATACCTTTAGATAACGATCGGTATTACAATAACCTACTGGACGATATCACATATGTTTACTAAAAACCAAACGGACTCCAATCCGTCTTGATATTGATGTTTGTAAAGTTGGTTTTATCCTGAAAGTATTGGCTGTTGTTCTCATAGAATGTCATTGCAAATGCGTCGGCAATATCTGGTGAGTACAACATCTTGCTTTTAGAAACCAACTGAACTTTAGATGAATTCGGATCAAGCTCTATCATCAACAGCTGGTTAATGAATTCCTGATCGTCCACAATATGAACAGGTTTATTAGCAAGCCACTCCTTAGCTCGTCCATACATTTCTGCACGGCGATTGAAGTATTTGTTCTTGTCATCTGGAGCTTCACCAAAGTTTACTGGGTTTAACCCCATGACACCCATCTCTCTGAGCCGATCAAACACACCGCAACCTAAGCCACCGACATCCACATACACAAAGTTTGGTCTCTTCTCTGCAATCTTATTGTACAAAACTCGTGCCAAATACATTGTATCTGCCATTGGTTCAAGGTTTTCTACCTTAGCAATATTACGACCTTTACGCCATACAAGAGCAGTCTTGTCTCTCATGCGTGACGGGTCAACGCCAAGCACTAACGGAGAACTATTATCATGAATCTCCTCCTGTTTGATGGCTTCCTCAATCGTATTGAAATCAAAGAAAGAATTATTGCTCGACACAGAAAATGCTTCCTCTGGAGTGTTTGGATATTCTCGAGCAAGCATGATATCCGAGCCCAACTCTAAACGCTTCTGACGATACCAAAAAATTTGATCGTTATCTAATTTGAATTGCTGTTTGAGTTCTTTCTCTTTGTCGGTCAACTCCATGTCAGATGGAGCTTGCATGCGGTACTCTTCTTGGTCGTACCACGGTATGAAAACATGCTCAAATGGGCTATCTTTAGACAAGCTCTGTTGGTACATGTCCCACAATGCTTTCCGTCCTGAAGATGTGGATTCAATCAACACTATCGAGCGATTGCCATTAGGGATAGACTGAGAAAGACCAGCCCAGAACTTTTTCCAATCAGGATAATAATCAACCTCTGTTAGATGCACAATGTCATACCTATCACCACGAGATTGACCTTCGGTCGCAGCCCATTCACCAAAGCATATGGAGTATCCGTTTTGACCGTGATCAATTTTTAATTGCGTACTTGTTTGATGGCTTGCTGGCATTTGCTGAAGCTTCAAAGTTTGCATGTCAATCAATCCACGAAATGCTTTTTCTCGTAAGTCTTTCTCACGCTGTGAAACAATGAGACCAGTCGTTTGAGGATAGTAGGATAGCTTCCAAAGAATCATTGCCCTACAGAATGTTGAGATGCCCTGCTGACGACCCTTGATGATCACCAAACGAATCTGATTATTCTTCTCCATCTGCTCTTTACACTTCTGATAGAGCTTGTTTTGAGCGTTGTTAAGCTTCATGAACACACGCTGATTCTCTTTATTGATAATGCGAATACTGTTTTCGCAACACCACTTGAAGCTCTTTCTGCACTCCAATGCGAAGTTGTAATTCGCTCTTCTCGCAGCTCCTATATCCAGCGTGCGAAATATTTTTCCTTTGTAATCGTCTAAGTTTGGTTCCCAATCCATATCTAGTGTCCTGTTTTTGCTTTAATCTCTTTTAGTTCCGTTTAAATATAATTCTTCTTGAGAAATATCTAAATCAAAAGGCCATTTTACTGTTCCATTTTCGATTTTAGCTTTATTAAAAACAATAGGATGTTTTAACTTTTTATAGACGCCTTTATTAAAAAAATGTTCCATATCGTAAGCTTTATTTTCTCCATTTTCAAACCTCAACAAAAGAATATGGTTTTCAAGTGTTTTTACGTGTATTACGTCAGGGAAATTTCTTAAGACAATGGTGTTATTTTTATTAATTCTTGGCATTCTTTTGCTAGTTCCCAGTTTATTTCAAGTTCTTCTTTATGTAAAACAGTCCATGCGGAGACAAGTTTTTCATCTCTTTTGTTTAATTGCCCTGATATCATATTCCCTTCTAAATCAAAAACAGCTTTGCAATCACCATGCCTTGCATGTATGTGTGGTGGGTTATGATCAACAAAACGCATCTCTATTATGATGCCGTAAAACATTGATATTATTGGCATTTTTTAACATTATTCCTGTGTTTAATTGTGATAATGTGTCCAACAAGACAAAATTTTTATAAGTTTGTCTTGTTCAATTATTTGGTAAACCAATCTATGTTGTAAGTTTATTCGTCTTGAATACTTTTTAGAGCCAACCAGCGGTTCAAATAACGGTGGCTCTTGATATGGATTTTGCTGAATGAGACAAATCAATGCTTTTATTTGTTGATAATATGGGCTTTTTTTAGCTATTTTAAAATCACGTTTAGCTTGGCTGGAAAAAGATATTGCATACATTATTTTTCCTCCCGCTCTAAATCTTTTTCAAAATCTTCTATGGTTGAATAGACTTTTGATTCAGAAAAGTCGGGATGCATTATTTTATCATACTCAACAGGGTTCATTAAGACTTCTATCGTTTCCATTAAACTTTTGTAATCAGCTTCATCCATCAAAACAATGTTTTTCCCTTGACGATTTGCAATTAAAACAGGTTCTCCAGACGTTTGTACCTCTTTAATAACATTAAAAAAATCTCTTCTTAAATTAGTTGCACATTTTGTGATCATAATTTTATGTTAAAACGCGTTCAACTTACTGTCAACAATAAAAAGGGGATCGCCTTAATTGGCGGTCCCAGGATACTCTTGATATTTATAAATTAATATCAATATTGTTAACTTCCTCCGCCGTTGTCAACGTGTTTATTTGCTCACGGTAGGACCATTTTTTATCATAGAGCCCCTTAATGTGTCCTATGATTTCCTTTTGAAGCAACTCAACTTGAATGCGTGTTAGCTCATGGAATTGATTGTTGTAGTCACAAAACAATTCCTTGTCATCTGCACCCATTACTAACAACAGGTTTCCTACATTGCGCAAGGCGTCATTGTTGGCATCAATCTCGACACCAAAAGAGCATGTCATATGACCATTTTCAATGGCGTCATTGAATTTTTCATTAAGCTCAGCAAGTTTGTTTTTCCGAGCGTAATACAGCATTGCTTCTGGCTCTAAAGCTTCCAGTTCTTCCATTGAAGGCTGTGAAAGCTTGTCAGATATATTCCATTGGTCAATGTATGGACCATTACCAACGTCTGTTAAAATCACGTCATTGGTAAAGTCAATTTCTATACCGTTTTTTTCTCCGTAATATTTTAAATCTAAATATAGGTTTTTCATAATGTTTAATTTATTGGGTAGTTACAAGCTATTTTAACAAGTTGAATGTAAGTATTTCTGGCGTCAATATTTGTTGCTTCCGAGCTGTACGAGAAAAGAGCACACTGTTTTTTGCCATCAAAATACATTATTCTTGATGTTATAACATTTGCTCCGTAGCCATGTATTAGATAATTCGCCGCCCATGGAGTATCGCTTTGAGCCGACCATGAAGAAGACGAATCAGCTCTATGTCTAATTTGACCACGAACCTGCAATGTATTTGAGTAGTTCATCACACAGCCTATAACCAAATAATATCCAGGTCTTGGTGTTATTATTCCGGTTGCGGTGTCTAAAATGGAATAACGTTCTTCAACAACAGTATCAAATGGAGTTAAAGTGAATGTTCCAGCTGACACACTGAAGTTTGTACTCAATTTATATTGGAAAGCTTCTCCACCATTATCGAGTTGCCAATCAGACCACATGGATAAATCTTTCCTATAAAGCCTAAAAACCCTAATATGGTTATTACTTGTTATTTCTTGCAACCAATAATTATCAGTGAGATACCTAACAACCATTAAGAAAGAACCAAAGCCAATCCATTGAGGAAAGTTTGATAATGTCTGTGTTATTGTACTGCTTTGACTGCAGTAGACGCCAGGAATTTTAAATTTAGCATCATTCAAGTCATCATTAGCTAAAATATCAAAATGTTTGCCATCTAATCTATCATTCAACATCCAGGTTAAAGCATCTGCATTTCCATTGGTTACTAAGCTATAGTTTGCAGTTCCTACAGCATTTAATCCAGTACCACCATCAGCAACCGCTAAAGGTGTTGCAAGCCCTGAAATTGTACCGCCAGTAATATTGACCGCATTGGCATTTTGAGCACTCATTGTTCCCAACGTAGCCCATTCAGGGTCGGTACCACCAGCATTAACTTGAAGCACCTGCCCTGCCGTACCAACACCTAAACGTGTATCACCCGCAGCCCCCCTAACAATCAAATCCCCTTGAGTAGTTGTAGGAGTCTCATATCCAACACCCCATTCAGGGTCTGTTCCTGCTGCGTTTACCTTAAGAAATTGACCAGCAGTTCCTATAGCTAAACGAGTATCTGCAGCCGCTCCACGAACAATGATATCGCCTTGAGTAGTAGTTGGCGTGACATACTCTTTTAACCAATCGCTCCAGGTAGTGCCACTAATTTGATACTGCCTTGACCAACGTTTGTTTTCATTGCTGATGATTTCCTGTTGCCAATAGTTTCCTGTAATGTACCGAACAATCATCAGGAAAGCACCATTGTTCATATCTGCCGGCTTATTTAACAATGTAGCCGTTGTAGCACCCGACTCACAACAATACGTTCCAGGCGTTAAGATAGTGTTTAAGTCAGTGTTGTTGGTTATTGCAAAATGTTTGTTGTCTAATCGGTCATTTAAACTCCAAGTTAAAGCATTGCCTGCTCCATTAACAGACAAACTGTAATTTGCCGTTCCTAACGCATTCAATCCAGTACCACCGGAAGCAACTGCTAAAGGCGTCGCAAGCCCTGAAATTGTACCACCAGCGATATTGACATTATCTGCGTTTTGATCTGCCATTGTGCCCAATGTTTCCCATTGCGGATCATTGCCATCCATACGGAGCACTTGGTCATCAGCACCTTTTGCTAATGTGCTTGCAGTGCCAGTATTGTCACCGACAATCATGTCACCTTGAGCGGTAATGTTTGTCAAAGAGGAATCTATTTCATCACCATTCTGAGCAACAGTTACACCGTTTGAGCCAGTAAATGAGCGATACTCTACGTGATTACCTACAGTTTGTTTGTACCACTGAGCACCGTTACCTTGTTTGTCAAAGATAGGAAATGTTGTTTCAGACGGAACACCATAGACATAAATATCGTTTTCATTTTGAACCAATTGAATACCATCTTTAGCAACCAAAGTCCTGAGTTCTGCAGTACCGTAGTTTAATCCTTCATGACCAACTTGAACTCCAGTACCTAAATTGTGAACGCGATAACACTTTGTATCGGCATAATCTTTTGTTGCCTTAGAAGACGGAACCTGTGTATCACTTGTTGCGCCCGTTAAATCGGTATTAAGTACGCCAGCTTTTAGATTATCTACTTCAAGATTGGATACCGTATTGTTATCAGCATCTATCGTTTTGTTTGTCAGTGTCTGAGCGTCCGTAGTACCTACAATATTTCCTGTTGGCAAAGTCTTGTTTGAGCGCTTGATTTCTGAACCACCAACTCCATTAAACAATACAACTTCATTGTTTGTGCTAACGTTTGTAGCTGTCGTAACTGCTGTGTCTGGCAATTGAGCATTTGGAATTTTGCTATTTGCATCCAGAGTAGCTACACCATTTGGAGCACCCTTCTCGGCAGTAGCAATATAACCACTATGTGTGTGCATTGCGTTTGCATCGCCACCATTTGTTAAAGCATCTTTTTGAGCTTGAGTTAAGAACCTTGCATCATTTCCTGCAGCTACCGTACCAGCTGTTGTACCTACATTTTTTGTTGCAGAATCACCCAAGCCAAGATTGGCTCTTGAAGTAGCGACGTTTGCGACATCAGATAGATTCTGATCTTTACGCATGTAGTCGTTGAGAATACCAGTGACTGGATCATCATATGTTAGATTACCATCATTGTCCCATGAAGCATATTTGTTTTTACGATCATCAACAGAAGGTAGTTCTCCTGCCATGATACCTTCAACCATGTCTACACGAACACAACGCTTTACATCACGGGCTAACTGCTGTGTCTGCCAGGTTAAATTATCGATTGCTTCATTGGCAGCCGCAACATTAACCGTAGAGCCAGTGAAATCTGTTTCACGGGCTTCAGGAGTACCAGAGTACAAAACAATGGTATCACCTGCAGCCGCAGCGTTTGTCAATGTAACACGCTTGTTTGCTACATCTACAGTGTAATCCACACCGTAAGTTAATGTTGTTTTTGTATGTGTAGCTAAGACGTACTGTATTACTTTTACCTGTCCAGGATAAGCACTGGGAACATCCCAGTCATAATTAAACACAGTCTGTCCAGCTACTGCTATTGTCTTTTCATAACGATCATTTGGTAGTACGCTCATCAGTGTCCTCAGTTAAATTGTTTCATTAGTTGTTTTCTTTTTGCATTAGGAGTTCCGTATTTCCATATTGCTTGATCTTCTATTTTGTTAAACAAAGGGAAAAGAAGTATATTGTTTTGAAGTGGTAACATTTTCCTCATATTATGTATTTGTCCATAACTTAAATCTCCGCCTGTCATTAGCTTCAAAAGCCCTTGTGTTCCACTAAAATAAGTAGTCATGAAATCATAACCAGTACCAAAAGATTCTCTCAAAAACTGTTGGTTTGGCATACTTGCTTTATCGTTTAATCCCAACAACAAAGAACCCAAGCCATAAGCATCACCCATAAATGATACAACCTCAGCCTCTTTTAAGCTTGTTTTAATTGCGTCTGTCATATTGATTGCAACGCCGGTCTTCATTGCACGAAGGTATGCTTTCAGGATGCCAATGGTTACCATCATTGTTAAACCGGTGAAGGTCTCTAAGTCTTTCTTTTGCAATGCAGGCAACATACATTTTGAGTAGGCACTAAACGTAAAACGTTTGAACTGAAGTATCGGTTTGGCAAACATTACATCAAACACTCTCGGAACAGAACCTGCTGTTGGTGTAAGAATTGCCATGTTTTGTATTTTTCTAACACCGCCACGAAAGACATCTTGAAGCTTTGAGTCATCCCAGAAGCCAACAGAAGATTCCCAAGCACCACCTTCAGTAACACGTCCATACTTTTTGAACTGCTCAAACATCTTGGTTGCATTCTCTTCAGTTATTCCGGTTGAAGAAAGCCAACCAAATTCTTTTGTTGAAAGTTTACCGCCCTTAGAAAGCCTTTCGCCGATCTTTAAAATGTTTTCTTGTGTGACATAACCGACAATAAATTTATTCATTTCATCCCATCGGTTAATCATAGACGCCTTCACGCCCAAGTCTGCTAACTTACCGGAGAAATTATCAACCGCAGCTAGTATTCCGCGATCAATCATTTGGTTGTAAAATCCTAGAGCTCGTGTGTTCTTAAAAAGATCAACAGCTCTAATCCATACATCCTCTTCACCCATGTAGGCTTTCCAAAAATCTTTCTTAAACATATTAGAATATGCTTTAAAGAAGTTTTTGAATCCCAATGTCATATAGGCTTGAGCAAGGTCAGATGTTGCCGACAAAACAGTACCACCGATCAATCTGGCAACATTAAGGTTGTTCATTATATTCGCAGCATGATTGAATGCCCTTCCCCAATAAGAAAGCTCAAGAGAAGTATATTCATTAACACCTCTAACCCTACACCAGATACACTTCAAGTCCTCTAAATCTCGTTCTTTTCTATCAACCAAAGCTTTACGTTGTTTGTCCGAAGATGCTTTCTCAATTAAATCTTTGTAATCTTTTTCTATAGCGTTTTCTAATACATTTCTATCAAGTGTTCCAAAACGTTTAATCAGCTCTGTATCAGTATAAACCGTTCTAACAAAATCTCTTAATGCGTTTGCAGGATCATCAATTAAAAAATCTTTAACGTAATCAGTTGAAAAGTTTAAGTTTCTTGCATGCTCTGAACCTCGTATCTTTCTTGGATTTAAAACATATCCCTTGTCTTCTTCATGCAATATTGCTGAAACAGAATTCTCTGCTTTCTGTTTTAGTTTGGCATCTTCCTCTAAAAATGCTTTACGTTGTTCTGCTGTAAGCTTTTCAGTTGGAATATTTTTTAAGTCCCTTAATTTTGATTCAGACCAAAGACCCTCTTTAATTGCATCAACGGCGCCAGACCTATTTCTTGCAACCTTAAATGCGTCAAAACGTCTTGGGAAATAACGCTCAACAAGACCTTTAAAATCTTCAATGGTATATGTTTTACCTTCGATTTCTTTTCGTTTTGCTTGAAGTTCTTTTAGTTTTTCTTGCTTTACTTTTATTTCGTCCGGTATTTTCCCGTTAATTAAATCTTTTGGAGAAACTTCTATTGGTCCTAAGGCTTTAATTTCTTTGTCAATCTCATACAAATCGTATGCTTTATGTCCCCAAAGATCATACTTGCTACCATGATTTGTGGCAGGAATAATTATTTCATCGAAATTCTTTTGTGCTAATCTCCTAATCGCTTCACTAGAGCTTGAACCAGGATTATAACATTCTACATTAAGTTCCTTTAGGAAGCGTTCATAGTCTTTTCCGCCAGTCCAAATCTTAGCGTTTACCCAAGATTTAATATGAGCCATACCTTCATTGCCAGGTTGTTCTTTGAGCCATGCAGTATAGCCCTCATTCATGTTTTTTTGTACCTTGCAAAGCATTGAGTTGATCAATGGAGAAGCTGTTGATTCTATAGAAGGAGATACAACAATTAAATCTTTTGTCTCTTTATTGATGATAGAAAATGGAGTATCAACTAAAGTATTAAATATTGTTTTTACAACATTTGAAGGACTTAAGTTTCCTCTAACGTCAGGTGAAGTACCCAAATTTTCCATGCCAAGAGCATTTTTTATTTTAGAATCTATAAACTTTGGATCATTGATTGCTTTTTGAAACTCTTCATCTGTTAAAACAATCTTGTTTGGATTCCGGATTGCCATTGACTTGATAAGTTTTTCAGCTTTTTTATTCTGCAAAGAAAGAGTTTTTGCTCTTCCTGCTCCAGCTAAAGCACCAAAGCCGCCACCAAAGATGGCAAAACCAGCCATTGACCGTAACACATCATCAGAATCAACTTTTTGTGTTAATGATTCAAATCCAGAATAAATAGCACCAGTAGCAGCACCACTAGCTGCGCCAGCTCCTGCCCCATACAACATAGAAGCACCAGCCGTTTTGGCAAAATCTTTTCCAAAAACATCTCCTACAACTTTCCCTGAAAACTTTTTTGCTTTGTTTAACCAAGATAAACCTTTAACTGCTTTAAGACTAACACCTAAAACACCACCACTTGCAATAAATGTAGGATCAAGTCCAGTACCAACAAGCCTTGCTACAAGACCAGAGAACCCATTGCTATCAGCTATGACCTGTTTCTTTATTGCTTCTTCCTGTAAAACAGATTTGATTTCATTGAGCTGTCTTTCGTTTTTAGCCATAGCTAATGCACCCAAATGATCTTCAAAGCCACTTGTGTTTTCAGCCGTTAAATGAAAGTCTTCATCTCTTTCTCCACCCAAAGTTTCCCAAAAAAGCTTTCCATAGGTTACAAGAGGATTTGATGTTACTTCAGCCCAAATTGTACTAAAAAAACCACTCGATTCTTTGTTTTCAACAGGAGATACTTTTGGGCTTCTTTCGTCTATAGTATAACCAAAAGATACCCCATCTTTATTCATTAAATGTTTAGCATAAAATTCTTCATCAGATAGATTTTTTAGATCTTCGATGACTCCTGTTTTTACTATGGGCATTTCAAATTTCTCCTTGTGGTCCTAAAATCTTTTCTTTAAAGCGTTCATAAGAAGCTTTTGTTTGTGGATCTATCTTTTTGTCTTTTAATGGCGTTACTCTGTTTTTCCTAATGCTTTCTTTTTCTTTTGTAGCATTTTTCTTCATGGCTTTCAGGTTATGAATATCATCTTTTGCCATATAATTTTCACTAGAGGTTCTGTTTAGTTCGGCGATTGCGACATCCAAATCTTTTTCAACCTTTGTCCAATCATCATAATCTTTTATATCAGCCACAAGACGAGGAGTTCTCCAAGCATTAGTACCAACACGAATAGGTTTACCTAGTTCATTCTCAACAATCTCAGGAATACCATTTCTAACAACATATAAAACGTATGATGGATTAGGAGAAGAACCACCTATCTCACGATAAGTTCTTTCATCAGCCACAACCCTAACGTTTTCTACATCATCAACAAATTGCTTAGAAAAACTTTCAAGCTCAACACGCATGTCCTCAGGCGTTAGTACATCATTTGAATAAAATTTTTCTGGTGCATACGCTTGTAATTGTTTGTTGCCATCAGGACCTCTTACAATGCTCCACTTTTTATCTAAGACAGTTTTTGCAGTTTCTTTAGCAATATCCAAGCTTGCACCCTTTAGATAGTATTGCTTTGTCAAAAATGTAAAATCTTCTTCGTATTGAATTACTTGTTGAGATCCGGTTTCATAAATATCTCTACCTAACTTAGACACAACATCAGAACTAATGTTTAACTTAGGATATTTTGTATCGAAATCTTTTAAACGTCTTTCTCGAACTTCAGGTGTTGTCTTCCAAAAATTCTGTTCGATTGTTAGATAAGCTTCTTCTGCAGGAACACCTAAATCAGCAAGACGAGCCATTGTTATACTCTCAGCAAGATTCTTTTCATTAAGTTGATCAATAGCTGTTGGTACATTAGCACGCACAAAGCTTACAACATCAGAAACCATTTTAAATAACTGCGGGTTTCCTGAGTTTTGTAAGGCTTCTAAATCTTGTTGCATGTGTGACGGCATGGTTCCTATCTTTGAAACAAAACCACATAAAGAATATCCCACATGGTTAATTGTCATAGGATCTGCCGACCCTAATGTTTCTAACCCATACTTTTGACGCATGTTGTCATAAAACACATTTGTACTTTTAATGTGTTGTTCCGTATTAACCAAAGGAAGAATTTCTCCTCTGATTACCTTATCTACATAATTGATAGCAGCCGCTTCTTTTTGTGCTTTAACATAATCTTTTAAGTTTTCTGTAAGTATTTTTCCTATAGAATTTCTACCTTTGATTCCTAAAGAACTAAAAGAAACCTCTATATCTCCATTAAATGTTTGATCAGTATATGCAAAGCTAGCGTCGCCATTGATTACTTGCTTTATAAAATCAAGCTTCCCTTCTACTGTAGGAATAGAGCTCGTTTTAAGTTCAGCAAACTTCTGCATTACCGTTCCTAAAAATCTTTGATACAGCTCGTTTTTTTGTAATGGAGTAAACACATCCATACCATAAGAATTTTTTGTATCTAACAACCCCATTGCTTCGCCAATATTAAAACCAAAAGCTAATTGAGCTGTTGTTCTAACTGCAGAATTTGGATGAAACATTCCCTCAATATTCTTTATAGATTTGTCAGCACAATTTTGAATTGTTAATTGTGCTTGTTCAGAAGTTTGTCTATCCAAATATTCTCTTTGATGATTTAATGCGCGATAGTAATAATCTTCTTGTTCTTGAACAAAACCAGCTTTAGCTTTTTCCCTTAAAAGAAGAGGAAGTTCATTGATTACTTTCGCAGCTTGCTCATTTGTTTCTACCTTAAACTTGTTAGGGTCAAACTTTAAATTCTCATAAGAAGCTTTATTTATGGAACTCAGTCTATTTTTTGCATCCAACAAAAGAACATTGTTTTGTTGTTCAAAGATTGATTGACGCAAATTGTCTTCGCTTTTCTGGATGTCAAAAGCCGCTTTCATTAGCTGTGTTGCAAGACCCCTATCGCCTGCAGCTGCTGTTAAACCACCAGCGAATCCATCAGTAACACCAACTTGTGGTGTATAGATTAAATCTTCCTTGCTTATAAAATGGTTATTCGGTTTTCTCATGGTCTTACTTCATCCAGCTTTTACTAATTAAAGGTTGAACAAGCGATCTTGTTCCTTGTTCTTGTTTTGGTTTTGGGCTGTCTTGGAAAGAGTTGTTAATTGAGGCAGAAACTTGTTTTCCTACAGCACTTAAATTCTGTTTGATCATTGGCTGTAAAAAGCTTTCTTTCATGAATTTAACAACAGGACTTTCGTACGATAAATACTCAGCTTCTAAATTATTCATCATCGAGTAGTCATCTTGAAGTTGCTTTACTTGGGCTTCGAATATTCTCTGATGTGTCTCCAGTCCAGCCATCTCAATGTCTTCCATTGCGTTATTGAGATTCTGATTCGCAAGTATCATTTCAGTAGATCCACCTTTAGCAAACCCACGACCAGCCAAGTATGCACTAATTGTGCCTTGAGCTATCCTAGCTTGCTTAATGATGTCTCTCTGTTTCTTGGCTAGACCAATCTGAGAAACACGCTTGTTTGTTTCTAACAGACTTCTTCCAAGCCCTGTATCGCCATAACTTGGCATACGTCTTCCAGATTGTCCTATTGATCCAAATAACGCAGGTATTGCTGTACCTAAATTGCCAGCAAATCCTAAACCAATATTTTTAAATGCATCCTTAAAGCTTCCTCCTCCAAGTCCTGCATTCAATAAGCTACTACCCAATAAAGAGAATAACATTATTCGTTCACCTCAGCTTTCACTTGAATATTTCTAATGCTCAAAGCCAAAGGTTTGGTTTGAGATATTCTAATGGTCTGCTCCCTGCTCCAACCATATTGTGTCCTATTTACAAAAGAGTCCGTCACAGCGTTTGTATTGTTCGTATCAATTATAGTGTAACCATTGATGGTCATATTTGCAACACTTTCCGGATTTACAAACACCTCGCTAATGATTTTTTCTTTTCCGATACTTGAGCCAATGCGTTGAACATCTTCTATAGGAAGAGTTTCAATGCTTGCAAGATAGCCATAGCCAATTTCAACGTCTTGACCATCATAATCATTTGTTCCAAGATTCAGATTACCTCCAGCATCTACAGAAAACTGTCCGAGATAACTACCGTCTGTCTTTAAAATAACATCAACCGTAGTGCTTGCATGGCGTGTTAATCCAGCAACTGCACCAGCTGCTACTGTAGCTGTTACAGAGTTATCCAAATAGCATTCAGGATCTAAGCATACAAAATCATAACCACCAGCCAAGCCTGAGTCCTTAATCAAATAGAACTTATCTTTGGTGGCATATATGGCATATACCTTAGAATTGTTTCCGTTATGTTTGAAGATCAACTTAGTAAATCCAATGACCTCTTGGCTTAAAAGAATTGTGATGAATACCACATTGTCATCACCGTCGATGTATGCAAAGAAGTTGTTTTTAAACTCATCATTTCCTTTCCATGCAATCGTATTGAATGTTGAGCTTGAGTTTGAAACCAACTCTGATGACATCTGGCTAATGATTTGACTCTGATAAGATTCTACATCAAAAAGATAAGACAGATAGTATATACCATTCTCATCATTGTTGATGTAAACAGAACCACCATCGCTGATCAACGGTGCTTCTGCTCTCTCGGTAATACCAACAGAAGAAGCTCTCGTAACCTTGACGTTTGCAGGAGAAATAAAACCTGCTGTTGCTATGACATAGACGGATTCATTACAATAGATTTCAAGAGTGTTCCTTGATTGAAGCATGTATATATGAGCAGTATCTCTGGAATCCAACAGCTCATAGAACCCGTCATTGTCACTAGCGTCACCTAAGTCAAAGTCATAATTATCCTCAATAGTAGAAGCCATTAAAAGATTTGGTATGCTTTTTGTACCACCAAAATACATACGTCCAGCATAAAAGGCTATCGTTCTGGGATAACCTCTGGTAGCAGATATGATGGGCTCCCATCCAACCTCTACTGTCCAATTCGCCGCAGGAATTGCATCTGTTGAAGATATCCTACGTTCAACATAACCTAACACAATGGTGTTTGATTTTTTAGAAACAATTCTAACTACACCAACAGGAGATATGATTATTTTCTTTCCCTCCCAATCGGCATCTGTAGCTGTAGGAGATATGTTTGTGTTCGCAAAAGGAGTACCTGTGCTTGCAGTTAAGGTGACATATCCTGTAACGCCAGAAGGTGTTAATGTTCCACCTCCCAGCGTTGTCCCTGTTTTGTCATTAGCAACAAATTCATAGTCTGGTATATTAACCAAATCTAAATCGGCGACCGTATAATCTCCAGCTTGTGTACCATAGTTTGCCCACGTAATTGCAAAAGGTTTTACGGTCTCATGAACGAAAATTATCTTATTACGATCTGTTTCGTAATCACATTGCGTCATTAACGATGCGGATTTACCAGTAGCAAAACTACACAGATAAGTATTAGTATCGACGTCATATACGTCAGCAGTATTTTGTCCAAAGACGATGACATGTGTAAATGTTGTACCGTCAGCATTGAACCCATTGTAGTCAACGATTCTAAATTCTTTATTGGCATTTGTTGTAGGCGCAGCTCTTAAAAGTTTTGTTCCGTAACGGCGTTTCACTCCGCCCGTTAGTTTCACCATTACATTTTCAGCCTTCTTCAGACCCTTGTAATACTGCTGAAGATCGCCACGCTGTGATATATTTGCATCCAGTTGACCTGCTGTAAAACTAAACTGTGGACAAAGTGTAACCGCCATTAGTACATCTCCCTAAGTGATTGTAAAAGGTTTGTATCCAATACTTGAGGCGTGTATTGCTGTACATCATCATTGCACGCTACTGTATATACGCTATCTGCACCAGCACCATACGTAAATCCTATGAGCTGTTTCTGTAATTCAAACTGACGACCAATCATTGGACAAAGCTGAATTGCAATGTAATATGCTACATAATTGATGAATGATGCAGGCCATGTTGGTTCTGCTACACGCTTTCTATATTGTACCCAGACACCATCTGGAACATTTGTGCAAAGCAAGCTACCAGAATACAATGCGTAATCTTTCCAATTAAGCTTGTCTCCAGCCATTGCGTTGTCATAACGAATGATCGTAGGGGGATTGGTAGAAGTGTCATATACCGGATTAACTCGGTTTAAATATACGCTATCAATAGCAATTAAATCTCCAGGCAGGAGATACGCATACTTCCATTGAGGGATTGGGCTCGTTGCTTGCTTTGTGCATTGAGCAGCTGTTACTGCAAATCTCCATTGAAATTTAGAAAAGCACTGGTGTACCCATAGCTCATAATTTGCATTTAGCAGTTTCGCCTCTCTGCTATTGTCTGAAAAAGATTCAATTTCATTAGCTCCAATTAAATTAAGAGCTAAATTGCATACCTGTATTTTTGTCTGAAAAGTCGTAGCTGCCATGTTAATTGGTTTTGGGTGAGACCACTAGATGAATCCCACCCAAAAGGTTAATTGTTATCGTTCAATAAGGATTACAAGAGAACCCGTTCCAGCAGCACCCAATGCTGTTCCTGCTACAGTGATTTCATCACCAGCATTAACAACATTTAAAGCCGTTGGGACAGCAACTCCTGATTTGTTTCCTATTGCAATTGTAGCTACACCATCAGTTACTGCAGCACCAGCAATCGACAAAGTATAAGTCGTTGCGTTAACGGCATTTGCAGAAACACCAACATACATACGCTTAATCAATCCGCTTGTAGGAGCGATGAAGCTTAAATTGTTGACCTGGTTAGCATCTGCAATCGCTTGATTCAAACAAATTTGGTCAATGTGTGCAGCTTCATCTCCATCAGCAACAATGTACATCAAGAAAGAAACAGCACTGTTAGCAGGTTGGTTCCCCGCAACATTGAATGTCGCTTCAACACAATCCGTTGTTCTACCCAATTCTGTTTCATTGAAATATCCAGCGTTTGCGGAATTGGCGGCCGTCATTGCAACAGTACCAATTTGTGTTCCAGCATTACTTGTTTGCTTCAATGTCAAAGTAAGGTCATTGGCTAAGGTTTGCAAACGAACAACACCGAACTTGCTTGCGCAAATAGGCAACTGGAACGAAATATCCTTGTTTGTGAAAGCTGTAGCATCATCAAACTTGCGAACCAAAATGCGCTGTCCTGATTCCAAAGGATATACATATACATCCTTTACAATGCGGGCATTCGCATCACGATGTTCACCTTTATGAATGACGATATAGTCTATTTCATCAATAACAGTAGATGTTTCAGACAATGTAGCAGCATTAGCATCAGGTGTTGACATATGTCGAACAGTAATGATATTGCCTTCGCTTAACAAACTATGTGCACCAGCAAAATAGTTGCTAAACGCATTAGCACCAGCCAACTGAATGTCAGCAGCACTATCCGTTGTCTGATACAACCAATGCATTTCTGCATTGTCTGATAAAGCTTGAGCGGCTACAGAAGTGAATTTAGAAATATCAAACATTTTAATTAATCCTTTCTAAAGTTAAGCCATTGCTGGAACTTTTGCCTTTACGCGGATGATGCCCTTGTTTTCAACAACAGCAGCACCACAGCTCAACGGAGCATTTACTAACCAAGAACCCTTTTCAGGTACACGGTCAATACGCAACATCGGAACACCAGAACCACCAACGTTGCCTTCTCCAACAGCGACTTCAATGGCACGCTTGTGGCAAGCAAAGCAGTTATAGGTTAATGTTCCATCACCATTGTCGATGTAAGGCATTCCACCTTCAGGATTGTTAGCAATGAATATCCACTTGAATCCACCGAAGTTGACAAGTTTACCTTCCAAAGCTGGACGTAAATCACCAACCCATTGACGTGTTACAAATTCTTGCGTGGACAACATGATTTCCAATACTGCATATGGAGCAATAAAGTAACGATCTTCGAACGGAACAGCATTGTGTGACAACAAAGCATTGGCATGTTGTACCATACGTTCACTGATACCGGCGACGTTTCCTGCATAGTTCCAGGCAATATCGTAGGTTGCTGGTACTGTATCGGCAGTATTGATGATGATTTGGTCCTTACGGCGTCCTGCAGCAGGTGCGCAAACTTCAGTCGCAGACTTTCCAATAGCATCCCAATTGACTTCGCCAGCTTGGAAGTAGTCAACATATTCAGCATGATTCCAGTTTTCCAACGAAATCGTTGTTGGAAACGTGGCTGAGTTCATGTTCGGAATGTCAGCACCTGGTACTGAAATAGAACCAATGCCATAACCCAAACGAGTGACTTGGTAGGTTGAAGCGCCCAACGCATTGTTTTCATGGAAAACACCACCGAGACGCGAGTTAGCTTGATAGACCCCTTTTACTTCTGGGTCAAATTTTTTAATCTGAGCTTGTGTGATTGTATAGCTCATAATTGTCTCCTATTGTTAAAGTTACTAGTTGTGAATTAGCGTTTTAACTCAGGGTCGATTCATTATGAGTTTTTTCCAACGTGGAGCCTTAAAATTTGCCACGCTTTGCAAGTGTTAAAAAAGGGACGTGTCCAAAACCCTTGAAAAGAGATGCCTTTGTTAGATTAAATATAATAGAAATTTTTCTATTTGTTAAGTTTTTTTTAATTTTTTTATAAAATTTTCTATAGGCTATACTAACTAAATTCTTTTTATAATATTTTTTATTGACATCAGATATAAAATGTAGTCTATTTGTGGTATGGCTTCTAATAAATTATGTATCACGTTAAGACCTAAGATTTACGACTGGGTTATGGGTCGTGCAAAAAACAGACAAGTAAGTGCTAGTCGTTGCATAGAGGATGTACTCGAAGACCAAATGGAAGAGGATTCTATTGTCACCGAGGAAGACCTAAAGAAACTCTGGGCGGAAGTAAATAAAAATGTACCAGCTTGAGAAAACAAAGAAGTATTCTTCTTTGGAAGATTTTGAGAAAGATTTAGTTAAAGAATGTTGACAAAATGATTATGTTATAATGAATTAATGTCATGAATGCTGTACATGTATCTATTACGATGAGACCAATGGTCAAAGAATATTTAACAAAGCAGGCTAAAAAAAGACAGTTAAGTTTGAGTCGTTATATTGAAAGCATGCTATATAAAGAAGATGACGAAGACTATAAATACACAATGGAAGAGCTGGAAGAAGGATTAAACAAAGCAATAAAAGACGACGAAGACGGAAAGCTTTTAACGTTTAATACGCCAGAAGAATCTCTTTCTTATATATTAGAACATGAAGATTAAGTTTTCAAAACAGTTTAAAAACGACCTAAAAAAAATTAAGAGAAGCAAACACTATCACGCTTTTCTTAATTTGTATAGCGTCACAATCAGTAACCCTTTTAGAACTCCACCACCATATGAAAAGCTTGGTGGAATTAATGAACACAAATATTCAAGAAGAATAAACAAACAACATCGATTAGTATATGTTATTAGAGAAGACCATATATTATTTGATAGATGTTGGGGGCATTACGACGATTAACTATGAATGAAACTTACATTCTAGAACCTGAATTTTTTCTATTTGTTAAGTTTTTTTAATTTTTTTATAAAATTTTCTATAGATTATACTAAAATGTTTTTGTAGTTGACAAAAGTAATACCATATGTCGTACTATAGACATATGACAGTAATAAGAAAAACATTATCGTTTCGTCCAATAATTTGGAAGATGATTTCAAACGAAGCAAAACTTCGCGACGTAAACATTAGCCGTTGCATCGAAGACAAGTTTGAGTTCTGCGATGACGAAGACTACACCTACACTCTTGAAGAATTAGATAGAGAAAGCGAACGTTTAGACAAAGAAATAGCTTTAGGTATATCAAAGCCATATACAGATGTTAACGAAATGATTAGAGTTTTAAACTCATGATAGCAATATACTCAAGCAATTTTAAAAAAGAGTTTTCAAAAGCCAAACAAAGTGGGTTTAAAGAAAAAATAGAAGAATTGATAAAAACAGTTGCCAAAAACCCTTTTCAAGTGCCACCACAATATGAAAAACTAGAGAACCACAAATATCGATACTCTAGGAGAATTAACGTACAACACAGACTAGTCTATGAGGTTTTAGATGACAACGTTAGGTTTCTAAAATGTTGGGGGCATTACGACGATTAACTATGAACGAAGCTTACGTTCCAGAACTTGAGTTTGAAGAACAAGGAACCCCGCAATGAAGCGGGGCTCTTTGTAATTATGCTTTCTTAAGAAAATTACAACTCGTTAGAAACTCCATGCATATCAATCATACGATTGTATTCGCCCTGAAGCTTATGCAAGCGGTTTCTCATTTCTTGTACCGCAGGTTCATCACCACGACCCATCTTAACCATCTTATGATAGGTTGACGAAAGATTATATAGCTCTTTTGTTAGTGAATCACCATCTGTTGATTGAGAGTTTCCACCAGCAAGATTTAGTTTTGGCTGATTAGCGACCAACTGAGAAAGAATCCTCAACTGATTTGTATTCATTGCCATGCCATAGAAATCTTTTTGCATTTGTTCAGTCCATTCTCCAGACTTAACCTTGTTCGAACCAAACGCATTTAAGCCATCGACAACGTTCTGATACTCAGGACCAAACGCCTTTTTCTCTTCTTCAAGTTGTTTGCTATACTCTTCTGCCTGACGTTGATACCGTTCCTGCATTGCAGCTGAAACATCGTCGTAGAGTTGTTCTGCCTGCTTTTTGCTTAAGCCATTCTTCTTAGCCAAATCGACATAGAACGACATATCGCTTTTCTGATAATCACTTAACTCACGATCTTCAAAAAGCTTGTCGTAATTCTCTGGCTTCTTTGGCTGTGAAATAATACGCCTTAAATCATCAATACGCTTCTTGTCCATAGCCAAATCATCCGTCATCTTCTTAACATCAACTTGACCATTTGCCCAGTATTCCGCTGGTACATAGTCAGGACGAGCAACCTCTTGGGCTGGTGCTTCCTGTGTTTCTAATGCTTCATTCTGTAAATTTTCTTCGCTCATATTGTTCCGTTGTTAACGTCATCTATTATATTTTGAATGTCATTGATAGAATCTATCTTGCCTTGTTGATAGAGTGCTCTCTCGCTTGGATTGGTTGCATCAAATGAGGTTTGTGTGTTTCTCTTTCTCAGAAACTCCAATACTCTTTTGCCTTCTTCAGTTGAAAACAAAGCCCGAACAGACTTCATCTCTCCCAAATACTTTTCTCTAAGCAACCGATCTTGCTCAGTGTCCTCATTGAATATTGTTACCATGTCTTTAATCGTTCAATAGGTACTTGGCCGTTGCAAGCGCGAGCAAATATATCTGCAATATTGCTATTCTTTAATATCTCCAAATCTACTCCAAAATGAAATACATCTATATGAGTCTCATTAAAAGAGCGTTGTAGATTATCTACAGCTTCATTAAATTCTTTTGGAATGATCGTGTTGCCATCTTTCTTAGCAACAAATGAAGACGCCAACTTCTTTGTAGGACGATAACCAGCAGACATCAAAGACATCATCTGATCAACGGTCATGCCTGCGCACTTCTTATAGTCACGCTCTATACTCATCTTCAGTTCGGGAATTTGACGCTTCTTCTTTTCCTGGTCTTCATATTTTAAACCAACATCCAAGTAGATATGAACGTCAACCATTTCGCCATCTATCTTGTAGAGAAGCGTATTGTTATCGATCACCAACTTTTTTATTGGATATTCTTTTTTCTGCTCAGCCAATTCCGGTTGTTCAGGTTCTGGCATTGCCTCATCTAGTGTTTTTTTTCGATATACCATAAAATTACTTTGCTTGAGCCATCATCATAGCGGCTTGCTGTTGTTGCATTTGTTGCTGAACTTGCTCGGTTTCTTCCTTAGAGCGCAATAGCTTTGCAGGAGAACCAGTCTGTTCAAATATGTACGTCGGTAAATCCTCGGTACGCACATACTGCTGGATCAATGATGGATCGATTTGTGCTATCGTTCCCAATGCCGTCGTCAAAGAGTTCAAGTCATTCATGAACTGTACACGACCAATTGGAGACAATATCTTCAATGTAGTTGTTCTGGGATCAATCTTGGACAACTCAGGTGGCAACTCAATAGAGCCAACCTTAATGAGTATATCCAAACAATTTTGTATGATCTTCCACAAGAACTGAAATTGTATACGACCCACAACGCCCGCAAAAATCTGTAACTGTCGCTGTGCTATGTATTGAACCTGAGTAGCCGTCATTCGCGGGTCGTTGGGAATCGTAAAGTCTAATGCTGTTTCCTTGATTGCTTGTTGCAATTCCTGGATGTGCATCTGTTCTATCTGGGGATTTCCTGCCGGTTGTAATGGCTGGATTGCTCCCTGCTCTTGTACAGGAATAACTGAATTTGGTCTGATTTTAACCATAGCAGGGTTAATTAGCTTGGATACCACAACTGTATATGGACCCATGCCGTATAGCTGTAGCCATTGTTGCTTTAACTTCGTTAATCCTTCAAGCTCTTCTGCATCTGGCAAAAGCTTAGTGAGCAACCCGCGTCCGACATTCTCACCCTGACGTAATGACCAAAAGAATACTACAAATGGATTTTCCTCAAGGCGTGTTTCAAAAGCTATCTGATCATTGTATATGACCATGTAATGCCAACGAACAAACCGAGTCATACCATTTTCTGCTTTAATGAATTGCGGATCAATTACACAAGCTTCCAGTACTTCTATTTCGCAATCCATCTCTGCGTTGTTGTCGCCATCCAAAACTGAGTAGTCAAAACCAGGAAATGTATATTCGATCTGGCTATAACGCAGTTTTTGTTTACGGAATACCGCCGTTATTTTTTGTTGTGGGGACAACTCTACTGCAATGTCAAGAGGCGGTATCGCCGTAAAGTCTAATGGAGAAGCACTGTCAAAGTAGTCACCACCATGCTGGACCAATAAGCAACCCATGCCAACAAATATATCATGGGCGAATTGGTCTATGACAGAATAGAAATTGGATTGATTTAATGCACTAAAGAATTTGTCTGTTATCTTCTGATATTCTGCAGTAAGTTTTTCATCAATATCTTGAATGATTTGCTTCTGTTCGGCTTCAGACATCATATCCCAAGTGTTGGTAGATTGCTTTGCCAAATACTCCACAAGCTCATCAGATGGAGATAATTCCATCCAACGAGTCTGCGGAGGACAGATTGTAGACACAAAAGTATTTACGAATGCATCGGCTGCTCTGGAAACAGTTGAATCATAGACATTCGGTTGACCCGTCTGACCACGATAAGCACCCGGCTGAGTATTATTATAGTTGGGAGCACACAATTCATATGCTCTTTTGTACATTGAGAAAAATGTTTCAGCTCCGCCTTTAGCCTTGTTATATCTCTTCTTGATGTTCTCTACGATCTTTTCCATTGATAGTGTCCTCTAAATCTTTGATTCGTTGCAATGTTTTTGAAGCACGTTTTAAAAAGTTCCTATTTTTGCAGTATTCTTTAAGTGTATTTCCATGTTGTCCTATAATAAACGCCTTCTTTTCTGAATCTTGAAATACATTTGTTCCATGAAAAACAGTAGTGCAAGCATCAAGAACGACGAAATTAAATAACGTAGAATGAGACAAAACTACAACATTGTCTTTTAACGTTACATTTCCACAAAAGAAAACATATGGAAAAACAACACATTTTGATCCTATTCTTGCATCATGGCCTATATAACAGAAAGGGCCAATAATGGTTCCTTCTCCTATTTTCGAACGACTTGTTAATCCACCTCGCTCTATTACAGTGTGGCTTTTTATAGAGACATTATCTTTTATAATAAGCTTCTTATTAAAAATATCACAGTCTGCATTATCAGCATCCCAAATCGTCGGAGCTTCTCCTATAATACAGTTTTCTTCTATTGTTACATCGTTTCCAATTACAACATTCTCTCGAATAATTGTATTGTCTCCTATGCAACAGTTTTCACCAATAATTGCGGTTGGATCTATTTTGCAATTATTTCCTATGTGTGTTTTTTGCAGATAGCCATCTTTTCTTGCTTTCTCTATAAACATTTCTGCAAGCTTTGATCTCATTGTTACCCCAAAAGAGAATTTAAATTACCATAATAAGAATCATCAAACAAACCACGACGACGACCTCTCAACATTCTTTGCTGAAGTCTTCCCATTCTTTCGTTTTCAAGATCTAATGCACCTTGTTGCGCCAACTGAGCAAATCTTGCTCGTCTAGCGTTTTCTGCACTCTGTCTAGAAACCTCTGCTTCTTGTTTTGCAATTAAAGAACGCTGCTGATTATAATACTCTTGTTGCTGTTTTTGAACTTTTGCGGCTTCATTCATTTTCATACCCTCAGAAGCTCCAAGCAAACCTCCTGCTATTGATCCTTTTGAAAGACCTCCAATAGCTCCACCTCCAGCACCAGCAGCACCTCCTGCTAACAAACCTCCTGTTGCCATGCCACCTAAAACAGGTAAAGCAACACGTCTAACATCTTTATTAACAGCAGAAGCAACGCCTGCGCCAGTAGCGGCAACACCAGCAACAGTAGCAGCTGTTCCACTAAAACCTAAAGCGCCTCCAATTGCACTAAAAACAGGAGCAACAAAACCCATAATTAAACCTCCACCAATTCTTCTCCTAAGTATTCTTTTAATTCCTTGATTGCGTCATCTAAAGAATAAACGACGACACACTTATAACCATTCCAAGAAAGCTTATTCATAACTTCTTTTTGTTTTTTAGAGACATGTCCTTTTTCAGACTTTACCTCCATGAATAAACCATAAAAAGTTTTAGACGCTATAGGAAAAAACAGGTCAGGTACTCCAGGTAATAACCCCTCACGTGTTAATCTGATCCTATTGGATGATTGTACATCAGCTCCATTCGGAATTGAAAACACATCAATTTTGCAAAGCTTAGCGTACTTTACAATGTTCGTTTGTATTTGCGATTCCCTGTATAACATGTGTCCTATTTAGTGTCCCAGTAGAAGTGTAAAACAAACACCCTTTTTTTAATTATGACATAAAAAACGGAAAAAGCAACAAAAACAATAAAACAAACATATAAAATAATTACCGTAAAACAAACTTGACTACTTAATTGTTTTATGGTTCTATGTTTTTTTGTGAATGTTAATGGTGTTAAGGTGGGCTACATGAGGGTCAGCACTGCTGACGGTAGCCAAAAGTTTGATATGCAAGAAACTGCTCTAATTGAAGCAGGTGTTTCTCCAGACAAAATATATAGTGATATGGCTTCAGGTGCTTCTGACAACAGAGAAGGCATGAAATACATGCTTAAATCACTGAATTCAGGAGACACAGTTGTTGTTTGGAAGCTAGATAGATTAGGAAGAAACGTAAAATATCTTGTTAACATTATAGATGAACTAATAAAAAAGAATGTTCATCTTGAAATACTTACCGGAGCTTGTCATGGAATTAACATGACAACCCCAGAAGGTAGAATGTTTTTCCATATGGCGGCAACATTTGCTCAATTTGAAAGAGATTTAATACGAGAAAGAATTGTAGCAGGTATTGCAGAAGCACAAAGACGTGGAACAAAATCTGGAAGAAAATTTAAATTCTCCAAGTATGACATACAAACTATTCAACACATGATTAAAGCAAGTGTGCCTAAAGCAGAAATCGCGAGACGGTTTCATGTAACAACACAAACCATCTTCAATTACTTCACTCCAGAGGGCGAAATTAAACAAAGAGGATAGAAAATTTTCTATATGGTATTTTTTTGTTGATTTTTTTGTAAAAATTTCTTTTTGTTATATTTGTGAATGATTTTGAGCTAATGAACGCTAAAGAGGCAGCGGCGTATCTACATGTTTCTCTAGCGAATATATATAAACTTACAAACCAGAAGTTTAACGCTATACCACACGTTAGAATCGGTGCTCGTATTGTCTTCACAAAACAGGGTCTTAACGAATATATACTGAGGAATACAATCAATGGATAGATTAGAGCAATACTACCAAGATGACTTCTGCATTGAAGCAGATGTCCTATATGACACATTAAAAGCAAGGTTGCAAAATAGATTAAGTCAACAAATCTATAACACAAAACAGTTGGTTAAATTTCCACAAGATGTTTTTATTCAAGCATTGGAAGCACGGGCTAAGTAAATCGCCAACCTATATCTCCTGGAAAAACATGATACAGCGTTGCACTAATCCTAATGCGAAAAATTACCATAACTACGGCGGTAGGGGCATTACCGTTTGTAATGAATGGACAGACTTTTCTCGTTTCTTGAAAGATATGGGCGAGAAACCTAAGGGTTGCAGTATTGAGCGTAAGAATAATAATGCAGGGTATTGTCCTGAAAATTGTATCTGGGCTTCAAAAAAAGAACAGGCCAACAATCGTAGGGGCAATATCCTCATTGATTTAAATGGCGTACGTTATACGGTTGCTCAATTTGCTGAGAGATTTCACTTAAATGCTCAGCAACTCTACGCTAAATTAAATCAACATCGTAGTAAAAATAACCCTAATCAAATGAATCTTTTCTAAGTTTTGTTTCATCGTTCAACAGAAGCAAAAAGTTCCTATATAGGGGATAGAGAAAAATTTTTAGCAAGTCCTATCCCCTATTAACTTTTCGTTAAATTGATCGGCACTTTGGCAATAGCTATCGGTTGCCCAAATGATATTTTTGTTGGTCGTTCTATCTTTTAGAAGGAAATTTAGAATAACCCCGTCCATATTTACCCTCTATAGTTTGTTTTAAATCAGAAAGCATTTCATGTTTAATTTGACAAACCCTTGATTCTCCTAGGTTTATTTTTCTGCCTATAGAAGCACACGAATCTCCTTTAGATAACAACTCCCAAACAGCTTGCTTTCTCTCTTGATAAGTTGAAATTCTATTAAAAACAATATGCTTCACTTCTTTTACCTCTGTAGCTGTTGCAGGATCTTCGTTGCTATCATAAACAAAAAACTTTTCTAAAAATTCTGGGTCATTTAAAACACGAATAGGGTAATACAAACTTGCTTTTAATCTGGTTCTTCGTATTTCTTTTTTACCTCTCCAATAACCTCTTTTGCGCAACAAAATACGCCTAGCGTCAAAAAACATATGTTCACACTTAACAAATTTATTAGTTTGGCAACGATACATTGTTGCATCGAATACAGCGTCATACGACTCTTCTCTATCAAACCCCTCTTCTATTAATGCTCCAACATACTTCCAAAAAACAGGTTGTAACCTAAGAAACATGTCCCAATTTACCAGTCTAGTGTTCATTTTATGTTAATCTCAAATAGCTTCTTACACTTAGGAAAGCTCCAGGGATCATATGGCGTGTCTTCAACCTGTGACACTTTGTCATGGGGTTCAATGCACTGACAGCCACCCAAAACAACCAAAGCAACCAATTTAAGCCAGCTCCGCATCCTGGTTAACAATATCATCTTCAAACGTTAAGTTTTCATTAAATGTTGCTCCATCGTCAACTATATGGTTTTTCCGGATAGTTGCCTCTCTGGCATCATTTAACTGCCTGCAGTTGTAGCAAATATATCCGCAATGAGAGCATTCCTCACGCGTGATTACACGGTTTCCATAGGTTTGAGTCACAACATCATAATTGCAAAAGGTAGTCCTTCCGCAACATTTGCAAGTGAATTGATAATCTAGCACTGTGTCCCCTTTAAAAAAGTTTAGGTTTAAAAATGAATAAACAAATAACTCCAACAAAAAGTAATATGCCACCCAACCATTTAAGCTGCAAAAGCGTTTCGTGACTCTCTTTGAACTCATGAAAGTTCTTACTTACAATAGATGCATCACGCTCATTCTCTTTGGTTAGTTGCATTTTCTCTTTCTTTAAATCAACACTGTTGGCAATAATCGCTTGTATCGCGTTCTCATCTAAAACCTTAGATAGTAATACCTCCTGTGAATCAGGATACCCTATAATTGCAAATACGCCATCCAAAGCCTTGTTTGCAAGCTCTACATCAACATTCTCTTGTCTTGTGTATGACAAAAGAATCTGCATATTGTCATACAATTTTGCATTAATCGCTTTTATCCTGTGATTGCGCTCCGATATTACCTCCGGACCTATCGTCTGACAGCCGACACAGGCGAAGCAACCCACTGCTATCAGAAGATACATAATGCATGGATGTTTTAGTTTTTTTGTGAATGTTTTGAGCATGTTAGTCATCCGTTAAGTAATAATCTTGAACGCTATCACAGAAATTGTCATTTACTACCCAATTAGCTACCATTAAGCCGATCGCAAGACCGGCTAATAAACAGATAAATAAATTGATAAACGTTTCTAATTCAAGCTGCGTGGCTTGTTTGATTTTCTGCAAGATTTTGAGCATTTTGTTCGTGTCCTAAGGGTCTTTGTTTCACAATGTGCAAGTGTTTTACGCCAACCGTTTATCGAAGTCAACAGATACGCAAAGAAGAGAAATCCCTGCGCATAGTCTTTTTTAATTAAATTCAAACAGCAAAGCGTTAAGTTTGTAAATGTCCATACCTGAAAACTTAACAAATAGAAGCCGTATGAATTAAGTACAGCCCCTCCAAGGGCTATGAATACAACAAGCCACGCAAAAAGTTCCATATACTAATTGTATTAAAATAAGAACAGAAAAGCAAGACATATTTTCTTGCCTTTTTAAAAATTAAACAATAGTATTGCCTTTTTTTATCATAAAAAAACTATATTAAATCATGGATCAAGAGGATGTTTTTTTTTCAAAAGAATGCGACTTAAAACAATATAAACAAAAAATCCTTTTAAGAGCTATAGAATACGACTTAAAAGAGTGTGCTAGAAATGTAAAAAATACCCTTATAACAAAACGACCTCAACAATCACAAAAAGCCTTAGAGCGTTTGCGCCGTATATGGATTAACCTTAGAGAACTAGAACAAGTTTTAAAGCAAGCCCCTTTTTAAATGCAACATTGCAAGCATTGAAAAGGTACTTGCAAAGGCATCAAAATGATAGAACCGATTACGAACTTATAGCCCCCAAAAATCAAAATCCGCTTGTATTCTTCTTTTCTTCAAGCCTTTGAATGATGTTGTTTAAATCCTCTACTTTCATGGTTGTTTTAACATCGGCCTCACAAGTAATTTCTTTTGGCGGATTTACTTTTTCGTTTAATTGCGACCATTGCAAGCAAGACCACAAATCTCTATTCATTTTTCCAGACATTGCGTAACTATCCAAGAAATCCTTACGTAGTTTTCTAAACTTTTCGTAACACTCGCAAAAATGTTCCTGCTTATATTGGCCATCGTAGCCATTCCCTAACCACGCAGAAAAAAGCTTATCGTTTAGCCCATGTTTTGCGCACACATAAGCGCAAGGGTTTCCGATGCGTTTAGCTTCTTTTATTAAATCTTTTCCTATTTCTTCGTCGTAATTTTTAAAAACAGGTATTTTTTTCTGTTCTTTTTTCTTAGTGTCCATGCCTAAATTATGACATGTTTTAAAAAAAATGCAAATTTTTTAAAAAAACGCTTGACAAGGTAAAAAATATTTGTGACTATAGGTACAGATAATTGAAAAAGGCTTAGTCCACCGCTGGAACGGTAGACCAAACCCAAAAACAAATTTCTATGCAAAAATAGAAATCAGTTTTATTAGGGCAGCCCTCACACGTTATCGCAACATTAAAAACAAATAAAATTATGCAAAAAATCGAAATAGAAGGACTCGAAAATCTTGAGGAAGCGCTCAAGCATGAACCTGAAAACATTAAGCAAATCATTACTGATTTTGTTAAAGAAACGCTAGAACAATACAAGGATGCAATGTTCGCAACAGGCTTAAAACGTAAAGGCACTATTGATTTAGATGACGATTTAGTACGTTGTGACTTTGTTTTACCTGATTTAATACGTTGTGGAAGCTACAAGAGTTTTGGTTTAAGATATTATTCTTTTGATGCAAAAATCAGTACACATTACGGCAAAGAGTGGGTTATTGGATTATCGGTTATATGCAACGAAAGTATAAATGATAGATTCTGCGCGACATTAAACTCTGGAGAGAAGGTCATTGCGTATAACTGGGCTGAACCATTAGCAATTAGAATTGATGAAGTTAATGAGTTTGGTTCTGACACATGGAAGACGGTTGATGAAAGAGAATCCGAATTAAATGAAGCATTAAAAGAGCAGGGGGTTGAATTATGAGCGCATATAGTTTGGCAATAGATTGTAAATTAGAGGGGCGTGTTAGAACCCCTCTGGCAGAGTTGGTAGAATATTATCGCAATAAAGAAGATTATGAGTTATTCTTATTAAAACAAGAAAAGGACACCAAGATGATTAACGAACTGAATAAAGACCTTGAGGGGTTAGGATATTCATTAGATGAAAGAAATAGTTGTATTGATTTTGTGGAAAAGCAGGTAAATTGTCCAAGCTCCCAACTGAATACGAAAGATGAAGTTTTTACATGCGTTGATATATCTAGCGATGAAGAACTTGACCTAGATAATGGCGTGATCAGAACAACGGTGTATATGACGTTTGAGACAAAAGACGGACGTTGGTTTGATGTAGAAATGACGCAAGAAAATGAGGCTGTAAAGGAAATTGATAGCGGTTTTTTAGATGGCTATTATCCCGGAAAGAGGACTTTTTTAGACATTCAACTTAAGAAATAAGGAGTAAATACATGAACTGGATTACAATCATAGGAAAAGCATACAAACAAGGTGGTTTGGCCGAAGGTAAAAACGGCGTACAGTACCAACGTTTACGCATTCTAGACCGCATGAAATCAAAAGAGGAGTCGTTTTATTTCAACTGCGTTGCGTTTGGCAAGCAGGCTGAATATTTAGACAAATATGTAGAAAACGGAGACGAGATTGTTGTTCTTGGCGAATGTAGCGAAGACAAAAAAGACAAGAAGATCAATGTAAAAATCAACCAAGCAATTAAAACAAGCTACCACAGCTTAAACAAAGAACAGAAACCAGAACCAGAGGAAGACATATTCTAAAAAATAGAGGGAGTAGGTCACTTGCAATAACCTACCCATTAGGACACTAAAACGCACAAACTTATAATGCTCTCTTAGTGTTTATATGGAAAAACAATTTAAATAGAAAGTCAACAAAATATATGAATATATTCGAAATATTAGACTCAAATGAGTTCAAAGAAAGACTGAGTTCGGTCATGTTAGAGCCACGAAAGCTTGAAAGGTTTTTGGCGATAGCAAAAACGGAGCTCAGAAACAACCCAAGAATAGCAAGTTGCGAAATTAAAAGCCTATGTGGTGCGATTGTTCAAGCGGCGCAATTTGGCTTAGAGTTGAGCAACATGCAAGGTCATGCATACTTAACCAGCAGGGGAAATGCTTGCCAGTTGATCATTGGATATAAGGGTATGCTTGCATTAGGTTATCGAAGCGAGAAATTGCTATCTTTGGAAGTTCAGAAAGTATGCAAGAACGATATGTTCAAACGTCGTCATGGTGACAACAAAGGTCTTGAGCATGAACCAAATGACAAAGAAGACAGAGGCGAAGTAATTGGATATTATGCATATGCCCATTTGGTCAATCATGATAAGGCATTTGAATATATGAGCATGGATGACATTGAGAAGCTTAAGAAAGAAGCTCATGTGGTCACTACACCAAACTCTCCATGGATAAAGTTTGAAGAAGCTATGTGCAAAAAGACCGTGATCAGGCAATTATTTAAGTACTTAAGCTTGAGTGCTGAAATGGATAGGGCGATTGGATTGGATGAAATGGCAGACGCAGGAGTTCAGTCGGATGCGCTAAGCAAGATTGGTGCCGATTTCGTCAAAAATGATGAAAATATGACGGAAGCGCCGTCAAAAACGCCTGAAGTATTACCTGAGGGATGGTCTAGAGTCAATGAAGATGGTGAACAGCAAGACCTGTTATAAAAGGAAAGGGGGTTAAAAAACCCCCTAACGTGAGAACTTCCCTTCAAAAACTTATATTCATATTAATTAAATAACAAAATGGAAGCAATGTCAAAATATTTTGTTCTCGACAATAGGAAAAGTTTTTGGCAAAGTGGTATCTATAGAAAGGCAACAAAGACAGAGAAATTACTCTCTGCCTTTAAAACATATAAAATATATGAATAGATTCATAAATTTTTTAGCTACTTGCAAGCTTTTTTTACAAAAAAAGATATTTTTCCTTCAAAAACTAGTTTTAGATTGCTTGTTTTCACAAAATATTTTAACGTTAACTATAGAAAGGAAACAAGACACAACAATGAAGCTGTGTCTTTAAAAAAAACATATATGAATAGATTCATAAATTTTTTAGCTACTTGCAAGCTTTTTTTACAATTATTTTCAAAAAGCGAGAAAAAATTTTCTACTTGCTTGTTTTCACAAAATATTTTAACGTTAACTATAGAAAGGCAAAAGACATGGAATGAACCATGTCTTTAAAAAAAATATATGTACTTATATAAAGCAACAAAACAGAGCTACTTGCAAGCTTTTTTTGCAAAAAAAGATAGAGGGGACACAAAATGAACGAAAATTATAATAAAAAAATATATTCTGTTAGCGATGTTTCCAATATTGATCTCGCTAGGGACAACGAGTTCAAGTTATTTATAGACTTTGCTTTACTAAAATATTTTAAAGGAAACTGGACAAAAGCTGCCATGCTTTCTTGTTACACACACATGTTTAAAAAACACAAACTAACCCCATTTATTTGTGAAGACAGTTTTTTGGCGAACCTATATGGATTAAACATAAAAACCATAGAAAAAACCAAAAAAGAAATAAAAGACGAAGGTTTTATAACAACGGAAAGAAAAGGTTTAGATCCAAGAAAATATATTGCCGTAGACTTAGAAAAAGTTTTCGAAATATATAGAGAATATGGGGTAAAAGTAAGCTCGGAATTTTTGGAAGACGAACAACGCCAAAACGAGGGGGATGCCTATCCCCCAAATTTGCGGGGTGCGGGAACCCCAAATTTGCGGGGTGGTATATATAATAATGATAATATAATAAAAAAATATAATAATATAAACGCGCGCGCGGGTGATTTTTCGCGGGTAGAGGATAACAACAATCCTATCCAAAACTTCGAAAATAATATCCCCGCAAGCGGGTCCCCCTCATCTCCTAAAGTCGATGAGTTGCGTTTAGCTGAAGAAATTTTTGAAAATAGGTTTTGGGTATTAGTTCAAAACAAAGTAGGTAAAGAAAAAGCTAAAAAGCTTTTCTTCAGAATTACGAACAACTGTAAGAACGAGAAAAAAGTAAATGAGGTTATTGAAGGCTACAAAAAATATCTTTCTTTTTTAGCAAAAAACAAAGCCAATAACTTCAATAGACGTCCGAAAGACCCAGCGACGTTCTTGAACATCGAAAACAAGTTATGGTTGGAGCCGTGGGAGTTTGTCGAAGACGAAGTTGTTTTAAGTGCGGGCGGGTCGAGAATAAAACAACCAAAAAACTGGCAAGATAGAATCGGTATAGCAAAAAGGTTGGGTTTGTTAGAAAATTTCGAACGTGAAGAAATAAACGACATGTATGACAAAGAGTGGAAGTTTGTTCCTAATGAAGCAAAACAAGCTATAGCCTCAGAAAAAGTTGATGTTGAATACAAGGAGCGTGTTGAGCAAAAAAGAAAACGAGAAATAGAACTCAAAGAAAAAACGCTTAAAAAAAGAGAAAAAGAGGTTGAATGTCAAAACCTAGGAGAGAAACTAAAACAACTTGAGTTTG